ATTAAAAACGTCACGGTAGAGGGTTTGCCAAATTACAATCTTGTCCTCATCTTTAAGATAAGGTGCGCTATGCACTAACGAACCATAGACATAGAGATCTGGGCTTTTAGTTAGCAACCAGTTCGTGTCTGCGTCAGCAGCCATATCGGGGATTTTTTCGTAGTATGCGATTTCGCATTCATACGCAGTGTCTGGTGTTGGGAAGACCTCAAAAGATTCGCCGATAACTGAAAACAGGCGCGGTCTACCGCTGGTCGGATTTCGACCTCTCTCCTGATTCTGCTGCTCCGAAGACACATACTCCAATGCTTGCACTGGATTAGTGTTTAATCGAATGTCGCGGACCTGTAGGAAATTAGGAGGAAATGCGTTGTACTGAGAATCTATGTTTGCAGTTGCCCTGGCGATCATCTGTCGAGTTCTTAGATCTCGGTTGATTTTATCGTGAGCAAAATCAATAAACGTTGGGATGACAGCGGTCAGGTCATCGCGATTCAGAAAATCAGCGATAGCAGCCTTCAGCGTCCCATAGTTAGTAATAGCCACTAGACTTTTCCTTCTCTAGTCCTAAAATATCGAAGCTCGGGCGAGTTTAGTAATTGCTTCATTTTCTTTTGATCTTTCGTGTAACCTTTTTTCACCCAATCTTGATAAATAGTCATTGGGATCGAGGCGACTCTAGTCATATCGCCATAGCGCGTATGCTTGTCTGTCTCGATGCGAGCCGCTTTGGCTTCTTTGATAATTCCTGAAACGTCTTGCTTGGTTTCAATTGTGAATTTGTCGCCTTGCTCGTTCGCATGAAAAATTTGCTGCGATGCCATTAAAGGATCTATATCGAGGGTTCTTTTCATAATCTCCACCTGGTTAGGTGAAAGACCCCCCGCAAGGCCTTTCATTTAATTAGCCGCTATGTATGTGTTAGGTCGTAGACCGCACCACTAGCCGCTTCGTTTTTAACAATCAATCCGTACTCAGCGAGGATCATCCGCTTCTCAGCGTCTCCGGTTTTAGCTAAGTCAACCGTTTGCATCGGACGCAACATACCGACACCGAGATATTCGGTATCAAGTACATAAGCATCACGCTTAGGCTGGAATCGATTAGGTACAATTGAGAGTTCGCCGAAGTCAGACACATAGATGTCTGCGGCTCCAATAATTGTGCCTTGCTCTGGTTTAGTGATTTGGAAGCGGTTCGCAGCAATACCAGTAAAACTACTGAGTGTTTGCTTATTGCTCGCGCCGACCATCACCATTGTTGGTTGACCACCACTAGTCCAAACGTTTTCGATCACCTCTTTTAAAAGGGTTTCAGTAAAGGCACGTTTAGTACCCTCAGTTTGAGCAGTTGTAGGTATACCCGCAGTGAGTACTGGGTTTGCACCCGCTACGCCACCACCACTATTGGATACGCTATTTGTGCTAAGCCATGCAGACAAACCGCCTGTCTTACGAGCAGCAGCAGCACCGCCAGCCGTAGGAATTGTGTTCGCGCACAAGATAGCTTCCATATCTCTGCGTAATTCTTTACCGTTCTTGACGACTTGATAAGCTATCTCAGAATTTCGACCAGCGAGATCCTGAAAGCGTAAGTTGTCAGCAATGATGAAAGTCTTACGAGAAATGTTCGTGTAGTTATGTACACGAGCAGTTGGAGCAACAGCAGTGAAGGCGGCAATGTCATCACCGTCGATGTGCTGGTTAGTAGCGTCAGCTGCGGCAAGAGTATCGGTCTGCCACTCGTAGAGAGTGTTAGAGACTTCTTGTTGGCTGATGTTACTTTGAAGTGGAGTTTCCTCCGGTGCAATGTTGTAAATGACATTGCTAAGATCTTCCCTGATGCCTTTCGCATCAAAAGAAGTAAACGTATTTGCGACGATTGTCATAATAATTATCTCTTAATTGAATTCAACTGCATCGCAATCAGAGCCTCGGCATCTTTAGTGTTGCCTGTCTTTCTAAGACGAGCTTGCTGATCTCGATACGCGCTTCGGGTTGGTGCGGAGCGTGTTTTATTCCCCGGAGATAGGGTTTGACTAGTTTTGGCTTGCGCTTTTTTGACTGCTACTTTGCCTTGATCATATAACCAGGCCTTTCGCATCATTGCGACGCTACCCCAGTCCATAATGTTCGCGATTCGATCCTTATCTAAGTAACCGTTCTTCAGCGACCATTCTTCAATTGCTGCTTTCTCAGACAGTGCTCTCTTGTCATCCTTCCATTCGGGGATGTTTTCGATAAGCAAATTTGCCTGTTGATTCAGAAACTGATCTCTCGCCTGTGCTGTATGAGATTCTTGTTCAACGTGTAAACGTTGCTTCTCTTGAGCTAATGCAGCGAGCTGTTGTTTGTTTGCCTCTTTTCTCCGGTTGAAATCTCTTTCAATCCGAATCGCTTTGGTTGGGTCTTGCTTGTAAAGCGCGTCCCAGTTTGGCTCCGCATCGAGACCTTGTTGAATCTTAAGAAGGTTGGCTTCCAGTTCGGGAATGAGTTGTGACATTCGCTCCCTAGCGGCGGCATTTTCTTGAGTCATTGCCTCAAGTCCTTGGCGCTGTTCTGCAAGTTCCTGTGTCTTCTTACTGTAGTCAGATTGTCGGCTGTAGCCTTTCAAAAGCTCTTCTTCGGTGACCTCTAAGTCGTCGCCATCGACTCGGACATTAAAGGTTCGAATATCTTCTTCATCATCGTCTGTGTAGCCGAGATCTTCCTGTTCTTCCTCAATAGGAAGTTCTTCAGGTGGGGCACTCTCTAAAGGTTCAGGGGTATCGACTACCTCTTCACCGTTTAACATCGATAGTACCTCTGCTTGTGCCGCTTGAATTGTTCCACTGCGTGGAGTTTCATTTGACATTTAAATCACCTCTTTTTTTGCATGAATAAACCTCTGTCGTAAAACGTCTTCAGGCTTTCGCCAAACTTCTTAACGCCCTGCAACTCGTAGTAGAGCTGCTCTCTTAAATCTGTTTGTGCCGGGTCGGTTTGCAACCAACGTAATTGGAGATCCGATACCATATTCGAAAGGACACGTTGGAGAAGTTCATCATCCAACAGCCGCTTTGCATGATCCGCATCATCCATCACGTTCATTGGATGTTCTCCGGTCGAATCTCATCCTTCATCGCTTTAATCTGCGCGACATCTAATTGAACGCCGTACTTTGCTTTCATCTCCGCAGCGTTCATCAGCACATCGGCTTCCAACTTATCGTGTCGGAAATCATCGTCGCGAATCATCTGCTGTCGTTGGAGTTCAAGGTCGGCTGCTTTCTTTTGGATATCCGCTTGGATCTGCTCACGCTGAGTCTCAATTAAGAGCTCTTCTGCTGACGGCTTAGGCGGTGGAGGCTCTGGCAGTTGTATTTCACCCTCAGCAATAAACTTACTGGTGTTTTTAAACCCAGACATGCTGATCGTCTCAGCAATTGCATTTCGGTATTGATCAAGACTTACCAGGGGATTAGAAGGACCGAACTTAGAAATGATCTCTTCTTGCTTGTTTACGATTCCTGCCATTGCCGAGCGTTTCTCAGCTTCGTTAATAGCGCCGATTGGCATATTTACAATAACGTCCATCTCAGCAGACCAGGCGCGAGGATCAATCGGTGTCCAGGCTCCCCGCAGACGAACGACTCGTTCGTAATCTTGATGCTTTGAAACGAGCTTAAACACGCCCATTACTAACTGACGCATGCCGACTTCCGCAAAGTTCCTAGCGATGAGCTCTATCTGAGCTTGAGCACCCTGGACGGTAGCGTTTACCGCAGCGGCGGTTGTGCTTTGCAAGCTCTCAGCGTCGAGGCCTTGCGATGCTTTACTGATCCCGGTACGGCCCTCTTTCATCGTGTCGAGGTAACCGAGCATTGGGAATGCTTCTTTACCGACAAACGGAAGATTAAATGGAGTTACTGCACCCGGCTGTGATTGACGGATAATCGCGCCAACCTCAGTATTCGTCACATCATCAATATTTACCTGGCCTTCAACCACCGCAACCCTCGGATGGATTGAAAGACTAAGAGAGTCGAGCATATTTCGCATGACGTTCGATTTAATCAGCTGGATATCACCGACCAGATCGAAGATCGAAGAGCCGAAGAAAACGTGCGCGTCTGGTAAAGGGGAGAAAATAGCAAAAGGCGGTGAGTGCCACGGCTCGTGATGTACGATCTCGTAACTATTGCCCATGCAGCAAATCTTACGCAGTTCTGCGATGCCGTCATTGTTGAAGTCGACCTTCATGTACACTTCGGTGTATTCAACTAAGCGGGTAACTTCCTGACTTCTGAATCCGTAATTAAGCGCGGCAGGATTTCTTACCTGGCGTAGCCTATTGTCGTCCAGCTCATCCGTACCACTGGCTAAGCTCTCAACCAGGTCTTCGTCATAACCCATTTGTACAAGTTCAGACACCGTCGCCATTCGTCTGTGCGCGGTCATTATTGCGTCATCAAGCGAGGTAGCGGCGCGGTCAATCAAGAATTCTTCTGGGGGTAACGCAGCAATTTTTACCCGGCTGTCACCCTTAACCTTAGAGACACTTACATCGTATCTGGAACCCATCTCATCGATGGTGTT